AAAATGTTATAGCATACGAAGTTGCAGTATTACAATTCCATAATTTAGTTGAATATGATGAACAAGCCAATATTGTAGAAACCGATTTAACCGGTGGGGCAACAGTTCAACGTATTATACAAGATGCAAATGCACATTTACAAAAAACATTTTCATTTATTCCACCTCAACAAATTAAGTTAGGACGTATATCTGATTTTGAAGATCAACAATCAGCATTCTTTAATGAAATTGATCAATTACGTAATCGTTATAATTTAAAAGATACAGACCGCGTAACTGAATATCATAAAGCATGGTGGCGAGATGTAATTCAATCACAAGCTGATAAAATGGGTTATGAAATTCCAGAAGATATTTTAAATGCATTAATTTATCGTTGGGGATTCTTTGATAAATCTGCAAATCTTACAATGTTGAAAAAACAAATAACAAATCCAGAATTTTTAAATTGGGTATTAGATTTCGATAAAAAAGAATTCAAACAATATTACAAACAAAACATGGAACCATTTGAAACTATCTTTTTAAGATTAGGTGCAGTGGTTTTAAAAAATGCTACAAATTTCTTAGCAGCAAATCCATCTAGGTCAGTTCAAGCAATTAAACAAGAAATGGCACAACTAATAAAAGATTTACAAATAAATCCTAATCCTGATACAATAGCTAAGTTAGAACACGAATTACGCCGTATACAACGTTTAGGAGGATTTGAAGCAATTGTACCATCTGAAGGAATTGTATTTACATATGGCGGTAATACATATAAATTAACAGGCGCATTTGCTCCAGTCAATCAGATACTAGGAGTATTGAAATACGCACGTTGATATATTTATATTAAAATTGGATAATAATCATGGCTGAAAAACACAAAAGCAAGTACAAAGCACCAAAAGATTTAGAGAAATCTCAAAAACCAAAAACTAGAAAAGATTTAAAAGATTATACTACTGATGATAAAGAAGGTGGTTTAAACCCTAAGTCTACTAAAGAAAAACAGCTTAACGTACTTCGCAAAACTGATAAAGCTGTACAAGATGACGGCAAAATGTTTCCAAAATATAAAGATGATGATCGTTTATACAAAGACATCGAAGACGGAGATTATGATCCTAAAACTGCAGCAAAACGTTTAAAGAAACGTCAAGATTCAGAAGAAAAAGATGTAAAGGATGTTTTGAAAGATAAAATTGAAAATTTAACTCGCGAGCAAAAAGAACGTTTAGTTAGAGAATATGTTCGTAGAAAAATCGTAAAAGTTTTACGCGAGCAAGAAGAAACAGAAGAAGCACCAGCGCCAGAAGCAGAAGCACCAATGGATGCTGCAGCTCCAACTGATACAGCAGCACCAGCACCAGATGCTGCAGCTCCTGCAACAGATGCTAGTACCCCAGCACCTGATATGGCAGCTCCTGCACCGACACCTGATATGTCAGCTCCAACTGATATGGCTGCACCTGCACCAGATGCAACTGCTACAACTCCAACGCCTAGTGCACCTGCTGAACCAGCAGCTGCCGCACCAGCAGAAGCACCAGCTGTTAGTGTAGATGCTAAAGAATTAGAACAATTGAATCAAGGTGGTACAGTTACTAAAGTAAAAAAATTGAATTCAATTTTAGATAAATTAATGCAAGATAGTGATGTTAATGATCAACGATCATTTTATCAATTATTAGCAAGATTATCTATTAAAAAAATGCGATCAATTCAACATAAAAAATAAAAAAGTTATATGTCAAATAAGTTACAAAATGTTAAAGCCATCAAACAAATGTTAGATGGTACCCATAAGTTTCAAACTAAAAAAACAATTGGATTTTCTGATGCTAAAGAAGCAGGAAAAAAATCTGAACATCATAAAGTTGGAGATGTTTGGGAAGAAACTGACACTTCCGGAAATGTATACGTTGTAGAACAGCGCGAAGGTTTTAGAATTCGTAAAACAAAAAATTCAGATGTATTCCAATCAATACGAGATGAAATTCGTTCATTTCCAAATTGCAGAAAAGAAACATGTACCTGCTTAGGCACACATCCGCTCGATCTTAAAATGCGAGGTATTCATGGTATGTGTTTTGATTGTGTTATTGAAATGGAACATGAAATGAAAAAAGATGGTACATTTGATGAATATGCTCGAAACAAAGTACGTGAAAATGCATTAGCTTGGTTAAGAGATGCAGAACGAGATGTAGAACTTTTAAAACAAGCATATACACAAGCTTCTAAATTTGTTACAAATGCAGAAGGCGAAACAGAACAATGGGCTGCAAAAATGACAGTTGAAGAGTTTGAAGAAAAAGTACAAAAAGAATTTGATAAATTCAAAGAAAATTTTCTAAATAAATTAAATGGAGTTGAAGAAACAAATGAAAACAATTAAAAACATTGCATTAGCAGTTGCTGGAATCGTCGGAGCAGTAGTTGCATTTTTCTTATTTACAGGAAAAAGAAAATCAAACAAAATTGAAAAATTAGATCAAGCTGTTGCTACAAATAAAAAACATGTTGAGCGAATTGAAACTGAAGTAAAACAAGTTGCAAAAAAACGCAAAGCAGTTAAAAAAGAAATTGCTGAAGTAAAACAAGAAATTGCAGAGTTAGAAACAGCTAAAGAAAATTTAACAATTGAAGAAAAACCTGCAGAAGAAGTAAAAGAAAATATCTTGAAACAAACACGCAGAGGTCGTCCTAAAAAGGCATAATATGAAAAAGATATTGTTATTATCATTATTTGTTGCAACATTGAGTTATGCTCAAAAAACTAAAAAAGTTGCACCTGATACTGTTTGTTTTACTAAAGAACAAGCAGCAGATATTTCTTTTGTTTTAGATTCATTATGGGCAGCAGATGATATTAATAATGGATTAATTGCATCTTACAAACGATTAGCAAAAAAGCAAGATTCTTTAATTGAATTAGATTCAATTCAAATTGTTAAACAAGATAGTATCATTACATATCAAAAAAACATTGTAACGGATCTAGAAAAGAAAATTGATTTATTACAACCAAAATGGAATGATAAAAAATCAGTTTGGTTTGGATTCGGTTTTATCACAGCATTAGGTTCTGGTATATTAGTTAATCAACTTATAAAATAATATGAGTCAGAATATAAAACAGATCATACAACAGCAGTACACAATGTGTGCTAAAGATCCTGTTTTTTTCATGAGACAATATTGTTATATCCAACACCCGAAAAAAGGTAAAATTAAATTTAACCTATATCCGTTTCAGGAAGATTCATTAACAGAATTACGAGATAATCGATACAATGTAATTCTTAAGTCTCGTCAGTTAGGTATATCAACTCTTTCGGCCGGCTTTGCTCTTTGGAGCATGTTGTTCAAAGAAGATTTTAACGTACTTGTTATTGCAACAACTCAAGAAGTAGCAAAAAACCTAGTAACAAAAGTACGTGTCATGCACGACAATTTACCTAGTTGGTTAAAGGGTAATATTGAAGCAGATAATAAACTTTCTCTTAAATTTAAAAATGGCTCACAAATTAAAGCAGTATCATCAGCAACTACCGGTGCACGTTCAGAAGCACTTTCATTGCTAATTATAGATGAGGCCGCCTTCATTCGTAACATTGAAGAAATTTGGGTAGCATCGCAAGCAACATTATCTACGGGTGGTGGAGCTATTGTATTATCAACGCCTAATGGAGTTGGTAACTGGTTTCACTCAGTATGGTCAGAAGCTGAACAAGAGATAAACGGTTTCCATACAATTAAATTGCATTGGACCGTACACCCAGATCGAGATCAAGATTGGCGCGATGAACAAACTCGTTTATTAGGTGAACGTGGTGCAGCACAAGAATGTGATTGCGACTTTATTTCATCAGGACATACTGTAGTAGATGGTGCTATATTAATGGATTATGAATTAAAGTGTATTGACCCTATTGAGAAGCGAGGTTTTGATAATGCATATTGGGTATGGGAATATCCTAACTATGAAAAAGATTATATAGTTGTAGCTGACGTTGCTCGAGGCGATGGCGGTGACTGGTCAACATTCCATGTTATTGATGTACAAGATGTAGTACAAGTTGCAGAATATAAAGGCAAATTACCTCCAAAAGATTTTGGTAATATGTTGTATACAGTAGCAACAGAATGGAATAATGCATTATTAGCAGTCGAAAATGCCAATATTGGTTGGGCTGCAATTCAACCTATTTTAGACCGCGGTTACGAAAATTTATTCTATACATATAAAGATGATGGTTATGTTGATGTAGATGTGCAACTTAAAAAAGGTTATGATATGAAAGATAAGAGCCAAATGGTTCCTGGAGTATCAACAACGTCTCGTACACGTCCATTAATGATTTCTTCATTAGAAATGTATATGCGTGAGAAAACACCAGTTATTCGAAGTAAACGTTTGATACAAGAATTATTTGTATTTGTTTGGTTGAATGGAAAAGCTCAAGCACAGAATGGATATAATGATGACCTCGTAATGTCATTTTGTATTGGACTTTGGCTTCGTGATACATCTTTAAAATTACGACAACAAGGAATTGAACTTCACAAGAAAACTTTAAGTCAGTTTCAAAAAACTCAAAACACAATTTATACAGGACGTCCTTCAAACCACGTTGATGGTTGGAATTGGAATAATGGTTATGGTAATGAAAATATAACCTGGTTGTTGTAAAAATTACCATGGTTCTATAATTAGTTATATTTATATTAAAAATAATATACTATGGCGTCATTAAGAAAACGTTTACAAAATCTTTTTGCTACGAATGTAATTGTTCGTGCATATGGAAAAGATAAATTACGAGTAGTTGATACAAATCGACTACAAGGGGTAGGTAACTTATCTCAAACTAAAGTAGCAGACCGATATACAAGAATGCACGGTGCTAATAAGCACATGGTAGGTGGTATGGGAGGATATGATTCCAACTACTATATGCAACAAAATCGTATGCAACTTTATGCTGATTATGAAATGATGGACCGAGATCCTATTATTTCTTCAGCATTAGACATATATTCAGATGAATCTACTTTAACCGATCAGTTCGGTGATTTATTGACTATTAAATGTAATAATACTCAAATACAAAAAATTCTTTACAATTTATTTTATGATGTATTAAACATTGAATTCAATTTGTGGACTTGGATTCGCAACATGACAAAATATGGTGACTTCTTTTTAAAATTAGATATTGCAGAAGAAATTGGGGTATTAAATGCTCGTCCTTTATCAAGTTATGAAATCGAGCGTTGGGAGCAATATGATGA